AGACCGGAGAAAGTCGGATTGCCGTTTACTACATAGTTATAAGCTGTTTCTAGCACTTGCTCAGGGGAGGTATAACGCCCTGTAGCGTTTAGTGCCTGTACAACCGGAGCCATTTCAGCCTCTAATTGGGAAGCTGTTTCTGGGTCACGGAATAACGGCTTATTACTCATAAACGAGTTTACAACCTGTTGATTGTAGTACGCAACAGCCTTTTGTTGCTGTTCGTTTTGCATCGCTTGGTATCGTTCTTCGGCTATGCGTTCTGCTTCTTCGCGGGTAAGGTATTGTTGTTGCTGTTGAGGCATCTGTTGTTGATAGCCAAGCAGGTCTTGAGGTTGTATTCCGTAGGAGTCTAACCAGTCTAGTGCTGTTTCTACTGGGTTATTGGCCATAGCCTTATCCCAAGCTACGGCACGACGGGTAACATCAGATATGCTTATACCGTCTCTGGCGTATTCGTTTTCGTATTGCTTGATAGTGTCGTAAAGCCCTGATGTTTCTTTTCTTAATTGCTCTACTTCCTGCATTTTGCGACTATAGTCAGAGCGCGTCTCATAAGCCCGTCTATTAAGATAGGATTGCAAAACATGAGCATTAGCTGGCGTAGGATTAACAAAAGCCTCCTTTTCAGCGGCGTTCATATCCGCAGGGGGAGCCATAGGTGGCGGCGTTTGATGCGGCGTTGGGCTAGCCTCAACAGCAACATTGTTACTAAATGCATCTTTGTTGCCAGTGCCAGTTTCAGCCTCTACCTCTGGCTCTGTATTTTTCAAATTCTGTTTTAATGATTGCCGTATAGACAATTCTGCTTCTTCACGGTCTACGGTTACTTCTGTATCTGCTACGTTTGATTCTGTATTATCTTCCATTTCTATACCTATCTATTAAACATTCCTTCATTTTGCTGAGAAACTTACGCTCGGATGCGCCAGATTCTTGATCTGGGATGTACCCTCTATCGTAAGCATCACCAACCTCAATAGCTCCTGCTGCTCGGTAAGCAGCTCGTAGCTTTGATTTACTGGTATAGATTTCTCTTGGGTTCAACGGATTGCGCGTTGGTTCCATCTCGTCTTGTATAAACAGGTCACGAGCATTGGATTGCACACGGCGCTGAACCTCTTCTATCGGAACAACTTTTTGCTGTTTGTGGCAGTATTGAAATAGTTTGTATTTGCTCATAAGTCTAATTTTGCTAACCACATAAGTGCCTTTAGACGTTTAATACGATTGTTACGTTTTCTTGTAAATTCCGCTGCTTTTTGTTCTGTTGCTTGTAATTCTAAAAACGCTAGCATTTCTACTTGTTGAGCAGCTTTGACTGCTAGTTCATAACGTACCAACACATCCTGCTGCAATTTACGAGTAGCTTCTACTATTTTCTTTTGTTCTTCTATTTTCGCTGTTATTTGATTTTCTAGCTGCGCCGATTGTAGCGCAGCTTCTTCCATTTTTAGTTTTAGCTCCAAACGTCTAGCTGCTTTCTTTTCTTTGATTTCAGCTAGTATTGCTGTAATTGCTTCAGGCGAGTTTGTAGGAATGTCTGTTGTGTTGATTGCGTTTAATTCCTCTTCGGACTCTGCGCCATAAATAGCTTTGTATATCAGCTTTTTCCAATCGGTAAGTTCTTTACGTTTCTTTTGTAATTCAGGCCGTTTTTGCCTAGCTTTTAACAGTTGTGCCGCTACTTGTTCTTCTTCTTTTGATTCTGAACGACGTTTGCGATACCTATCAAGAATGTCTGAAGTATCGGTAACTGCGCCTACAAGGTTAATTGTTGGCAGAAATATCTGCGCTGTAGAACTTAGTAGATCAAGTGTAACAGTTTGTACCCCACCAGCCTGAACAATCGTTGGCAAGAATATTTGAGCAGTTGATTCCAGCCTGTTTAGGCTAATAACAGATGCGGTGTTTAAAACTACGGTAGGATTAAAAGTTTGAGCTGTTGATTCTAGCCTATTTAGAAGTACAGTTTGTGGTTGATTTGGAACATAGATTTTTCTGGTTGGCGGTGGTTTACATAACCAGCCTGGGCCGAGACGGTCAAGCGTTTGGATCTCCGATGCGGTTAAAGCTCGATTCCAGATTGCAGCCTCGCCAATTTGCCCTGGAAAACTGCGGTTGCCGTCGTCATCGTTGGCGATCCGCAAACGCCGACTGTTGCTGTAATTTGTTGAGTCTGTAGTGGTAACAATCGACCGGCCATCCAAAAACAGTTGCGTCGCGTTGGCTGCTGTCGATTGTCGTGACACCGCGATATGATGCCAAGTGCTGTCTGCAATTGCGCCAAACGAATTTGCTGTTGTGCCGCTCGACCAATACCAGATACGATTCTGAAATCCCGGTGCAGAAGGCACTGCGCTATAAATTAACAAACCAGTAGTACCCAAATCCCAGTCGTCCTTCGAAAAAATTGCACTGTTTGCACTAAACGGCGCAGCCCGCAGCCACAGCGAAACGGTGAAAGGACGTGTTCCAAAATTTGCTATTGAGACATTGCCGATATCGACAAAATCATTCGACCCATCAAAATCCAGCACCCTACCAGAGCGATTTCGTACTGATGCCGTTACCCAATCGCTTGCTGCGTCCATGTTGGTCAGCGTTCCGTGATTGCCACGACCAGAGCGGTCGTACAAACGCAAGCCCGTTGTCTGCAACATCGGGCACCAGTAGCCAACTACACCGCGTTCTAACTGTGCTAGGCTTGTCAATCTACTATGACCTCATCGAGCGGAACTAAAATAACTCGTGAATCGTTGTTTGTTGCTGTGCCCTCGTTGCGTAAGGCTTGCCCAAGGTTGTTATCAACTACTGGAGCAACATAGCGACCTGTAGCACGCCAGATAACAGCGTTCTGAGTCTGCACTACGTTACCGTCATTTGTTGCAACTAAAACAGAGGCCGGATTGCCTAATTGCGGACTCCATTCGTCCTCGTTGCCATCGCTAGGCCATGCACCATCGGAGCCAGTTACGCCGCCGGGCCAAGTGCTGTTATCGTGCGAAGATGCCAAGTACAACTCAGCCGTTGTTCCCGCTGTCGGAGCCAATCCTGTTTCAACTTGGAATATAACCAAGTATTCACGCCGCCAGTTTGAACCAAGATCGACTGAAGCACCCATTCGAGCCGAACCGTTTGCAAGGTTATTAAGCGAAAGCGTATTTGTAACGCCAGTAGCTCCAGCTTCACCCCAAACAATAGCCGTTCCTTGTTCAATTAAGATTTTATCAGGCAACGCCATTTTCTACACTCCTTAAAGACTTAACATGACCGTCGCCGACAGTGCCAAAACCAATGAAATCGATCCATCGGACAGTCTGGTTGCCAAGTGCAATTAACTCGTCTGCATGTTCTTGTAAAAGAAAACCACATTCAATCATTGACGCAAAAATTGCTTGTACATCGTTTGAATCCACATTAATCTCTTCAAATCTTGTAGATTTAATATACGTTAAAACGTTAATTGCAATTTCTTGGCATGGACTAGAACTATTTACGGCCGCTTTTTCTAGTTTTGCTCGATAACCTCTGCGAGAGGCATGTTCTTCAATTTGCGATAGTTTAACAGGTTGCCGTACTATAACTGTCTTTGCATTTATAGCAACCGCCGCCTCGTTATCTGTAAGCTGCTGGTATTCCGGTTTTTTCAATTCTTCGATAAGAAGAGTTAGATCCATAATGAATATCCTATGTGGGTTGTATTACCTATTATTTTGCTAATCATAAAGCAAAGATTCCAGAAGCATTAAACTGAACATCGATATTGTTACCGTTTGGCGTAACAGGTAATCCGCTGGCTGCTACATCAATATACATGATTAGCGGCGAGGTAGCTGCGGAACCTGTATCTTTAAATATAATTAGCGCCTCTACGGATACGCCTGAGACTGAGGTAAATGTTACATCTGCGGCATCAAAAACACCGCCTGTAATTGTCTTAGAAGCTAGTGTTACTTCTGTGCCTACTATTGCTCCACTTGCCGACGACCAAAACTCATCAGCATTGTTGTAGGTGTATGCGCCTGTGTCTATCAAAGCGATTTTGATAGTATCCGAAGGCAAATCAATAACAGCGTCAAGAAACTTCTCTTTAGCTTTTGGATAAATTGCATTTGCCATTAGCTTAACTCAATCCCGCTAGGATTGCCCTGTTCATCTAAAGTTATACGCTGTACTTTTACTTCTGGTTGCTCTGTTATCTCTATAGCAGTCGGATTGCCGTTCTCATCAGTCAAAATCTTGCCTGACTTCTTTCGGCCTGTCATTCCACCCATGTTCATTATTTTAGGCTGTGCTACTTGATCCATCTGCAAACGAATACGCTCTAAAGATTGCTCAGACGCTAATCGTCGCTCTTCTATAAGCTTTTCAGACTCGGATAAGCGTATACGCATTTGTTCAAGCTCTAGCTTTTGTATCTCAAGAATTTGCTGCATTTGAGCAGTTTCTTGCTTAATAAGTGCTTTGTCTGCTTCTGTCTGTGCTGTTGCTTGCACCTTTAGCATATCAACCTGGACGGATTGTGCTTTAATTTGCACTTCTTGTTGGTCGATACCTAGCTTTTGCTGCTCAATAAACTCTTTAAATTGTTGTTCTTGTACTAATAATTGAGCATCAAGCTGGTCACGTTGCATCTTTAGCTGTTGATTTTGAATCTCAATTTGATTCTTAACACTGCGGTCTTGAGCCTCCATTTGAGCCTGTTGTAGCCGTGTCTGAGATTCAATTTGTGCAATTTGCATTCTAGCTTGCATTTCCTGCATAACTGGATCGGGCGGAGGTGGTTGTTTTGCTGCTTCTTCTTTAGCTTTAGCAATTTCACCAATCTGTTGAAGTGCTTTAGTAAAGATACCATCAAGCTCTTTGCCTCCCTTAAACCGCTTGATCATGTTTTGAAATAGACTAATGCTAAAGTCTATAAGGGGCGGGTATTGGTCTACTAGACCGCGCATTTGGTCAAAGAATTGCCCTGCGGTTTGTATAAGTTGGCTTCCTTCTTGTGCTTGTTGTGCTTGGTCGATAGCTACCATTGAGTCTGTAGCTATTTCAATGCGGTAATTACGCTTTTTGCCATCGCGGAATATCTCAACGATTTGCTGCTTCATTTCATCAATTTTTTGCAGCGGGTCAGGCATTGGCGGTGCCATCGGCGGCATACCTGTGTCACCGGGTGGCATACCCTCTTGACCTTGTTCTGGCATTGGGGGCGGTGGCGGAGGCTGAGGAATAAAGATTGTCGGCTCTATAAGGGCATCGGCATCGCCTACATCGAAGATAGTTTCTGGCTCGAATTGTTCCGCAATAATCGTACCAAGATTGCTAACAGCATCAGAAATAAACTTAGCAAACATGTTTTGGCGTACAATTAGGCCAAGGGATGACCACTGGGATTCTAGCCTATTTGCGGTTGCTGACTTGTATTGTTCTGATGTACCACGAAGCAGGTCGGATACCTTTAGAGTCTCGTAAAGCTGCTGTAGTGCTGTTTGTCTAGCACCCTGAAGTACGTTAAGGGCATTAATATATGGCTCAATGTTGAGGCTTTCAATGCCGTTAGCGAGGCCACCACGCTGCTTGTAGCTAGGCCAGTTAGTAACGGGAATAACTTTAAGGTCGCCGGTGTAGAGTTGCTCTACTTGGTTGCCTAGTGTTGCGTCATAGAGCTGGTTAGTACGAATGGCTTGAGTGACGGCATGGATACGGGTTGTAAGGCGTTCTACCTCTAGGATTTGGTCTTTTACATGAGCGTAATCTGATACTGGTACTACGGAGTCTGGGTCTGCTGTTTGGCGTATAACCGAGCAAGGATAAAACTTGTCAAACTTAACGGGTGGGTCAGATACCTCTAGGATTGATTTGTCACCGCCTTTTTGCATCCAATAAACTTTGCCTGTTGCTTTGCACCAAACTTCGTATAGCTCTGCTTTGCCCTCGTATTTGTCATCTTTACGAGCTATATCTTTCTTGATTACTTCTGGATAGGAGTCGTATTGCAGGTCTTTTGCAATTTGTTTGCCAAACTTCTCCTCTGCTTCGGCTTTATCCAGGAAGGCACGACGCGATTGCCATTCGATTTCTTGCTCGTTTCTTGCGTCGGAGCAGTCATAGTCGGAGTATTGAACCACTTCAAGAATTGCTTTTTCGTCAGCCTTTCGCTCAACTTCAATGCTACTGAGCATAATACCGCCAGGGCCAGGCTGAAGATTGCTTGTATCCCCATCATACGGTTTTCCCTCCCCGTCAATAAGTGCGCCCGTTGGGTCTTTAATTAAGGCTATTTCTTGTAAAACTGTCTCAAAAGTAGGAATGTACCTAGCCCAAAGTACCGATTGGCCTGTTAGTAACAGTTGTAAGGCAGCATTTAGGCCAACTAGGTGGAAGTCAAAGTGACAATCCATAGCGTACTGAATGTTACGCTCTAAAATGACGCTACCAAGCTGGTAGGGGATGCCACCTGTACGTTTGCGGGTATTAACTTCAGCACGAGGTGTAGAGCTAAAGTAGGCGGGTAGTAGGGTTTGGTTACAGTACCACCAAACGTTAATACGGCGCTCAGCATCATTAAGCATCCCTACTTGTTTTTGCGCGTTATAAACGCGAATTGATTCTTCTGCTAATTCTATGAATTTTTTGCGACGCTCTTGGGAATCAGTAATCTGAGATTTCCACCACTTTGGGCTATACTTTTGTGAAAGCGGTGCAATACTCATATTCTAGCTCTACCTTGTTGTGATCTAACGCTTGCTATGTAGCTTTGTAGCTTAATAAGACCTTTGTTAAATACTTCTGCTGGTTGCTCCCACTTAGCATCGATTAACCTAGCTTTACACAGGTAACGCAACGCATCGACAGCATGGTCATTACCGCTAGTGTCTAAATCCTCTGGCTTACGTTTGTCTATTGACATCGATGGTAAGGTTTCTAACAGATAGGGGCAAGT